TTCATGTTAAGGGGAACAGTGTCCTGTTTCATAAAGAATCATTATGCGCTCTTCTTGAAAAGCGTGTTCCGTACCGTTTCAAAAAGCTCCTGTTTCTGGATGCAGACATTGTCTTTGGAAAACCGAAATGGTATGAAGAAGTGTCTCGTCTTCTTGCTACGTATGAAGTAGTTCAACCCTTTTCAACCTGTGTTTGGCTAGACAGTACGTATTCAAAGATGGTTCAATCACGGTTATCGGTTGCGTATATGAACCGGTCCAAGACTTACAATCCTACCTATCATCCCGGATTTGGTTGGGCCTTTCAGCGCAAATGGTTCAAAGAGGTTGGGTTCTATCAGTATGGAATTACCGGAAGTGGCGATACGTTATCCGCAGCTGCGTGGCTAGGAGTCAAATTTCCTCCAAGTTATCTTCGTCCAGCATTTCAGGCATCCTATGAAGACTATACTCAACAAATACCTCCTAAAATTGCATGCTCTACTGGAACAGTATATCACTTGTGGCATGGAACTGCAACCAATCGTAAATATGTGGACCGTCATCGCATGATCGATGGAGTTCGTGATGTGCGTTCAATCGTAGAAACAAACTCGCAAGGAGTCTTTGAACTCAAAGATAAGACCATTGAATCCAAGATGCGAGAGTACTTTACTTCGCGTGAAGACGATGGAGCTTAAAGATTTTCTCCGTCCCATACATATCATACCATTGATGCTAAAACAAGTGTCTACATTAGCCCTTCAGATGGTTGAAAGACAGAAATTGCTCACAGTTGCGTTGACTCGGATTGAATATGGATTTTTAAAAGATGAAAATACGGTGGAAGCGTCAAGGCACCTTCACGACATTACCAAACTCATACAACAAATTGAAGCTTCCCTAAAACCGGCACCAATCTACATGCAAGCCTCAATTAAAAAGTAATGGAACCCATTGCAATTGCCGCCTTTACAGGTTTTGGAGTCGTTCTCTGCGTCTTCGGATGTTTATGCAGAATGAAAGTCATCCCCACGCTCAAGGTTTCAAAGTCTGAAACTCACTTGTCCTCTCTTGGGCCATCGGAGGATGAGTTTGACGATTTCAGTTCAAAGCCAAAGTCGTCTGCAACTAACTTCGGTTCGTGACGACGTACCATCTCCTTCATCACTTCTACACCTTTCTCATTTCCTAGAATGTCCTTGAGATACATCTCCAGGTCCTTTTTAGAAAGCGACCATCCCTTCTTCCATTGATTTGGGCGTTTGACTGCAAAGGTCATCTCGGATTCGCGTAAGTGAATCTGATTGGGTAGTTCAGTGTGTGCATACAACGCAGCCAAATCGAGTTCAAGTGTTCGACGATTGTCCCGGAGTTCTGACGTTTGGGTATTGAGTTCCGTGAGGTTCTTCTGTATACGAACATATTTAGATAACAGTACTTTTAGAGCGTCCATTTTGCTTTACAATTGCGTAGAAGGAAAGTATTCGTTTTAAGCAAGGGCATGTTCCTCTACGATGAAGATGAAGTGGAACGACTACGTACCGTATACAATGCAGAACATCGACATGAAGCTCCCATTGCAAAGCGGGGCTCTTCCACCGTCTGGAGTGAACTGAAACGGCGTCTTCATTCAAAATGCAAAAGCGGTGAACCAAGTTGTGTTGTGTCTGGAGTGATGAAGCGGCCAAGAGCGCCTTCGTCCTGGAAAAAGAACCCAACTGAATGGCTAACCTCGGATGATATTGATAAGGAAGAACGTCAATATGAACGAGTCATTCCGGATTACCACTTCATTGGATGTGTACCGATTGACTTTGATCTCAAATCTGAAACGTCCAAGTGTATTGTCTCCACTCTGTGTTCAATGAAGTTAGGAGCTCTCTATAAAAAAGGCATTCGACGTGTAGGAATTGTATTCAATACCGATGTACATGACGGACCCGGACAACATTGGATTGCTACATTCTTAGACATGCGACCTGAACTTGAATATCCACGGATGACCTACTTTGACTCGTATGCGAGCAAGCCTGAAAAAGAGATTCAACGATTGATGTTCCGATGGAAAGAGCAGTGGGATACCGAGCATCCAAACGAAACACCGATGAAACTCACCTACAATACAACCCGGCATCAGTTCAAGAATTCAGAGTGTGGAATGTATTGCCTCTATTTTCACTATGCATGTTTACTGGATCTTCCGATGCACAAGCGAATCTCCGATGAGGATATCAATTTAGCCCGTCTACAACCACATACAGTGCTTGGAGCTGAAGTAGGTCCGTTCTTTACCTCATCCAAAAAATAAGAGCAATACGCAATGGAAACGTTAATCGTAGTAGGAGCGCTTGCAGCTGCCGGATATATAGTAGCCTCCTCTGAAGAAACAGTTCAGGAAGATCGTAGTCAACCACTCGTGGACTATTATGTTCAAGGAAGTACGTTTGAAGATCTTGAAACTACATTGGACAAAGGATTCCGATTAATTGAACTTCATGTGTATTCAGACGCACAAGATGAGCCCGTTGTGGCTTTAGTTCCAAACTATGACCAAGTACGACACCGTTCTTTCAATTCATGTTGTGTATCCATTCTTCAAAAGGCCTTTCCATCGAAGGATCCTTTCATTCTAAGTCTAGTTCTGCATACCGACAAGAGTTTTACGGCCAATCGTATTGCTCATTACTTGAACACTACGGTTCGTAAATACATGGTGTCTGGATCTATCGATGAAAAATCATTAGACTCACTAGCAGGAAAGTTGATTCTGGTTTCAGGGAATGAAGTTCGAGGCACAGAGCTTGAGCCATTAGTGAATCTTTCATGGAACGGTAGTCATTTACGTCGTCTAACCTATCAACAGGCCGCGTATCCACGCGAAGCCGAAGAGCTGCGTTCGTTCACAGAGGCCCACATTGCAATGGTTGTACCTGACCAAGCCTTTTCCAAGTTCAAGGTATTGGATGATGTGTATGCCTACGGATGTCAGTGGAATCTTTGCCCGACACCTCTTGGACGACCGGGATTTGTCTTGAGGGATTCGTAGTTTTGTTTCGCGCGTTAAAACAAAATGGCAAACGCTTGGCTCACTCATGTTAAGAAGACAATGTCTGAAATGAAGCACCGTGGCACCTACAAGAAGGGTGATGGTCTCAAGAAGGTCATTCTTGAAGCAAAGAAGACCTATAAGAAGTCCTCCAAGTCTATGGGCAAAGTGTCCCGAAAGACTCGCCGCAAGTCACGCAAGTCCTTTTTCTAAACAAACATAGCCCGATAGACGAATACAGTAAATACTCCTAAACAGACTATATAGAGTTTCATACATAGGGAAATGTCTTCCTGTTTATGAAAGTAGACCCTTTGAAACGATTCGTCGTGTTCGTGAAGGATTACGCTTTTTGGTATATCCTCCTCCTTCAAGTCGTCTGCATGTCTTTCCATGGTAGGTTGGTTTAGTACATCCACTTTTGTAGTAAGCCACATGATGAGTGTACCCTTTGAATGTGCGAATGGAAGAGTTCGTTTTTTCCGAAAGACGATGAAGTAACCCATACATCCAACGAAGGTACTGTACACGAGAGTCTAATTGAAATGGATGAGTGTCCATATACTTTGCAACCACCTTACGAAGTGAGGGAAATGGAAAGGTAGTTCTCAGACTTCGTAGAAAGGTCCGTTGAGTCTCACTATCTTCATGTTCGGGTTTTTCAGGATAGTTGTATGCAATCGAAAACAGGAAATCACGACCGGGAACACCATGAGGAGGTTTCTTCAGAATCTCTGCATACTTTGATTGAACGTCTTCATAGGTCGGGTCAGGTTCAGGTAGAATGACCTTTGGATCGGTTTCAGCTTGTGTTTTCAATTTATGATTGACTTTACGATGAATTTCGTACAGCCATCGCCCCGCATCTCCCTTTAACGGGTGATCGGATACGAATTGAGTCGTACTCTCACGACAGTACTTGCATGGAAGAATACGATGCATATGAGTCAACGTTCGTTCAGGCGTAGGCGATCCTTCTGCAATCAAATGCAAGAGTTGCCACCCAGAGGGCCCCCAGAAACGAGTATCCATTGTATTCAACGCATATCTTTCTTAGCCAACCAAACAGCAATCTGAATCGTCATTGCAGAATCAAAGACCGGATTATGAGCCTTACCGATTGGAAACGCCTTCTTCAGATCTGTATCCAATTCCTTTGAAATACAGTGATAGGTTCCCTCTAATTTCGCAGTCCCGCAACGTTTATTAAAGAGTGGATTACTGCGAGCAATGTCGATAATCTTCAATGGAGGATGATATGCAATCTTATACCGAGTACATGCAGACTTGATCGCTTTCAAGTCCATGTCTCCCTTCACGATCACAGTTGAGTGTTTCATAGTTTCAATGAGTCCATGCAGCCATGAAGTTGGTTTCAAATGCGAATGAACGTTTGGATCGGCAAAGTAAGCTTTGACGCTATCATCGTTAGCGAGAAACTCCGGGGCAGACCGTTCAGTCTCTTCAAGAATGTCGAGAACCATGGAAGTGTTAGGAGTCACCGTTGAGAAACTTGACGATACGCGATTCAATTGATTTGCAGGAGGCGGAAGAACTGCGAAGAAGGGTTCAGAGCGAGTCCATGCATCTCCTTTACGAGTCAAATGATATCCACCTACTTCGCGTGGAAGAAAGGTTTCACCGAGATGCCAGAACTCACAATCAAACGCCAAGAGTGATGTGGATTTTCCAGCTAATTTGTCTAACGCTGGATGACGGATCCTCATTATGACGTTCGCTGAAAAACATTCTGAACCACTCAATAAATGCTAGATACTAAGGATTTGATTATCTTGACTGCGTCGTTCTATCTCGGAAATGTGGTGGCTGCCTTCTTCAAGTCTTTGAATGACGGCATCCTCGTACCCCTTCTCGCACCAGCCGCTGCAGCCGGAAAGGGAATTACAAACTTTAGCATTAAAGTTGGTTCAGTTGAGTTGAAGATTGGACAAGTCATCAACGATCTCGTCAGCTTGATTGTTTCATTCGCATTGGTTGTCTTTACCGTCGGCCTCTTACGTTCCTATGTCCTCAGCAAGATCGGCGCCGGCCGTGGTGGTGGGCCCATGTATTAAAAAATAAACAGTCAAGAACAATGGAAACGCTCACATCGTATTGGAATAACCGACCTTGGTGGTTAGGTGGACCAGCTCAACAGACAGAGCCAACAGCTGCGCCTGTATCAACAGCTGTAGGAGGTCGACACAGACGTACCTTTCGTAATAAGAATTTGAAGATTCGCAGACCCAGACTTAGGCGTCGCCGCACCGGAAGGAAGTCCAACCACCCCTAGGCA